TAGAACGCGCCACCTAGCGGTTCCAACGCGGTATCAACGGCGTCAGGAACGCCGTTGCTGTATGAGATTAGTCCACCGTAGAATGCGCCACCTAAAGGTTCGAGCGCAGAGTCTACAGCGTCTCTAACGTATTCGAGTAAGTAGCCACCACGACCATCTGCAGATGAATCAACTCCATCCTCCGACTCCAACGCATAAGGCCAAGAAGTCATAAAGACCCTGGGAGGGCTTGCGACAATAATAGCCTGATAGCTTGGGACAGCGCCAGCAGTATCTGTTACATCGTCATCACGAACAACAATATAGGCAAGGTCTCGATGGGCGGAGACTTGTCCGATACCCCTAACTGCCTCAATTGTTGCGTTAGGCGTTTGAGTTCTAGTACCGGAATACAAGCTTGCCTTTCTTACCCAGACTTGTGCGAAGGCCCTGTCCTCAATAGAAGCTCTTGGGTCTGCCGTATAAACTATCTTGCCATTCCGATAGATGCTAAGGTACCCGTAAGTCGGCCCTTGCATGAACGCAATCGCATAGCTTCTAGTGTAGGAATAGGTGACTGTTTTAGCCACAGTAATTCCTAAAGCCCGCTTCTTTTTCTTATGAGTATGAGTAACAACCTTGTCGACCCATATCAGGTTCCCATCAACTACAACTACTCCATATCCGAATGGAATGGGTAAACCTACTGACCCAGTTTGGTCTGAGAACTCAGTAAGCCGATTGGCTTCTATCTTAATAGAGCCAAATAAGCCACTCATGGCCTATACACCCTTCGAATACGACGAAGCCATTTTTCGTCAAGGGTATGCTCAACTACCCGGCCAATTGTGGAGTCCGTATGTATCATCGAAAGCAAGTCTGCATATACTGGATGTTGCGCGACAAGGGCGACATGGCGAGTATACCGTGCGAACGCTATGGCCACAATGTCTCCGGGCCGCAATACACCCGGCCTACAGCCATGTGGGCATAAACGTATCGGCGAGCCTAGCACATGGTCCAATCCGTTAACGAGCTGATCGTTTAAAGGGTCTCTTGGATAAACTGGAATCTTCTCCATTGGGTAGTCATGCGCGTAAGCCAACAGCCCTATACAGTCAATCCCAGAAGCATTCCTTCCAAGGTGGATAAAAGGAGCCCCCATAAGTTGACGCGCACGGTCAACGGGGGTCATTGCGCGCCTACCGATTTAATGTTGGCTCCTGGCACCATAACAGATCTATCCTGTACGGGGGTAAGATGCTCTGCCCGCATATTAATGATGTTCCCGTAAGCCAGACACATAGCTTCGGTCTTATTGCAGTCCCTTCTAATACGAAGTGTATCCCCAACCTTAAACGCAAAGGGTGCCATGAAGCTGAGTTTTATCTCACCAGTAGTATTCCAAGTTTCAACCTCTATCTGAGCGCCAGCATTATCGCCAGTTAAACCTTCAAGCACGCCAAGATTGAAGTAATCATCTATTTGGGCTGGTCCACTAACTGTAAGAACAAGGAATGGATTATCCGTAACACTCGTGACCGTTGCGGCTTCCCACTGAAAAACCATGCCACACCTATCGTCCCCAAACTTGGCACGGCAAGTTAGAGAATACAGAGGGATGGTTTTAGTCTGTAGCTGCTGAGTTAACCCCCGGTACTCAACCTTACGCTTGCCATCATTATCTTGGGAGAAGTCAACTTCACCAAGAGAGCCATAGGCCACAACTTCAGCGCCAAGTTCTTTCCGAAGATAGGCAATTCGGTAGATAGTAACTTCAGCAGAATCAAACCTGCCAGCAAGCGCCATCTGCTCTATTACATCGTTGAACCATCCAGTGAGTTCTGTGTTATCACTTTCGTAGGCAGCTTCTTGCTGTATATTCTGAGGGGATAGCTCTTGTGTACTGTCATACACAATATTATGAATACCATCGTCGAATTGAATATCGGTGTCAAGTGTGGTAAAACCGAACGCTTCACCTTCCACTGAAACCAACTTAATGCAGAAACAAGTAGACGTCCCAGGTTTAAGGAATGCCTCTCGTAATGCTTCAGCTATCTTTTTCATTCTTCCCAACTATCCGGAACGTTAGTTGCCGTAACCTTTCTCTTATCTTCCTGCAATTCAATCTGAGCTGTAGATGCACGCCAGCTATTGATTGTGAATGCGTTATAATCGTCTTGAAATCTAACCCAAATATAGAACTCCCCGCTCCAGGTATATGGGCCTTCGCCCCATGCACCTGATGGAGTGAACGTACCAAGATTGATATCTAATAAACCAGGAACCACTTCCCCTAATGAGTCGTAGATGCGGGTTTCCGCGGATACAGTCTGAATGGGCCTAATTGTGAACGCAACACCGAATTGATAAGTCTTATATAGCTGAACGACATTCGTGGTTCCACTGCTCACAAGCAAGGGTTCATTCTGCGCCGTGAAGTCATTCCAGTCCTTGAATTTAAACGCATGGCGTTTACCCCGACATGCGTGAAACACTTCGATAATACGGTCCCTATCCGCGTCATCCATATTATCAAAGGTGGCCGAATACTTGTGCCGAGGATACTTCCATTTACTGTCCCGCTGCTCAAGGCTATTCTCAAGGTCTATGACCACAGTATTGTACTCTGGTCCTCCTTCAAAGCCGTAGGCCACCTCATCGTCTAAAACTTGGTTGATATAGCCCATTAACTTATCCTAACGCTTGAGCTTTTGTTCCACTCACGTTGAGCGGACCTACGTTGCGCTCGAGCGAGTTGGTCAGTTGTACGGCGGTCCGGCCTACCCTGAAGGACCATTGTAAGGTTCTGGGTTACATTCGTTGACCGTTGGGACTCTTCGGCGAGCTTGTCTGCACGGGCAAGAGCACGGGCTTGCGCCGGAGTATTTACTTGCACCCGTTCGCCAGGGGTAGCGCGGAAGGCTACCGTCTGGGAGTCCGTACCACCATGCCCGCCCACGATCATACTGCCGCCCGTAGCGAACCCGGTAGGCTGGGCGCGGATCTTGGCAATGTTTTGCATGCCCATTGCCACGGCCGACGCTGCCGCCGCTGCACCGAGAAATGGCCCAACGATGGGTATGCCAGACATGGCTTTAAACGCCTCTACAGCGGCCCCATACGTGCTTATAGTGGCTTGAGTAATTGCCGCCGCTTTACCAACTAGAGCCATCTCTTTATTGGAGTGATGTTGAAGCTCGGCAAGCCCTCCGAGAAACTCCTGAGCTTGTGCTGTACGCTGATCATAAGACTGTGCCCAAATTTGAGCTGAGGCCCTAGCGGCGTCCGCTTCACTAATCAGTCCTTGCTCTTGCAGTTGGCGAATCTGGTCTAGGTATTGGGCATAGAGTTCGACGTTAGCTTGTCTAGCCGCGTCCATGGTAGCAGTATCAAGCCCCATACGCTTCATTATTTCAACTGCACGGGACGCCTCGTCCCCTTCTGTACCTTCAGTCGTCTGGGAAGCTTTTATCCAATCTTGAAATTCTTGATCCCTACCTGCAACACTATTTCGCCGCATCTCATCACGAATAGCACTAATGCGAGCCTCTTCCTGCAGAAGTTTGAGTTTCTCTTCCAGCAGAACAAGTTCATCTGCGGTTACTTGTTTCTCCAGCTCGCGAAGCTGAATGGCAATCATGCGCTCATCGCTGCTCATACGAAGAAGTTCAAGTTCCTTATCCATCTCCTCTACAATAGCTTGGAAAGGATGAAGTTGGTCATTCAGCTCGCGCTTCACCCCTTGGAGGTGCATGTTATATTGTTCAAGAGTAATCCATCCGCGACGGTGAGCTTCTTCAAGAATATCCGTTGCATCTGCAAGCTGTATCTGCGCGGCGAATACGTTATCATAACTTGTTACCACGGAATTGAGGTCATCCCGCAATCGTTGAGTTATATTAGCTTCTTCCTCCGCCCGCTTTTCAGCCTCCTTAGCCTGCTCCCTAGCAAGCTCCATCATATCGTACTTCTTCGCAAGTGTGGTTAATTCCTCCTTGCGGGCAGCATCGAGCGTCTTCAATGCGCCAAACTGAAGATCATATGCTAACTTAGCAGCTTGACCTTCCTTACCGTGAAGGAAAATCATTTCTCTTAGTTTTTCAGCTTGCTTGTCATATTCATCATTAAGTTTAGTGTCTACTTGGGGGGCCTTCCGCTGATACCTGCCTCGGCTTCCTCCATATACACTGGTTCCCGCCTTGTTCTGCATGGCGTCAATTTCTTCGGTACGCTTCTTGACAGCATCCCAAATGGCGTTAACGGCGTTGAGAGCTTGACGCACAGGCCAAGTAATAAAATTAAAGATGGCTTTACCAAGCGCCATAATAGGAGTGAGTAGGAAGCCCAGGATATATGCGGTCGTTTGTCCGAAATCTTTAACCACACTATACAGTGTCTTAAACCTACCATTGAGCTCCATTATATATTCATAAGCTCGCTTCGCCCAATCAACCATAGCAATAAATGGAGCGCCGATAACATCTTTCAGAGCTTGCATGAAAGCCCCAAAGTTTTTCGTACCTGTGAGAATTTCTGCGATACGATCACGGTAGGAAACAATGGCAACGACCAGCCCTGCAATAGCCGCTGTAACCCAAGCCACAGGCCCACCGGCTGCGATCCACAGGGCACGGAAGCCTATTGCAAGTTTACCCGTCGCTGCCGTTAGAGTCCCGAAACTTGCAATCCATGTATAAACCGCTTGGCTTATTAGAGCAATTTTCCATGTCGCCCATGCACTCGTAACTATCAGGATGGCCTTGGCGAGATTCCTCAAGTTATCAGCAAGCAGACGAATAGCGTGCGCAAACCCAGGAATAATTCCCGTTGCAGTTGAGAATTCTCCAACCATGTCTATCAGGTTATTTTTCAATACCTGCAAAGACTGGCCCATTGTAGGGGTGAGATTCTTGAATTGAGCATCAAGCTCCCCACTGGCATTCTTAAAGGCATCCAGAATAATGTCAGCAGTAATCTTACCTTCTGCACCCAACTTGCGGAGCTCACCTCGGGTAACACCCATCTCCTTTGCAATAACGGATGCGACGATAGGTAGCTGCTCAAGCACGGAACGAAGTTCATCACCGGACAAGCGATTTGACGCCATACCCTGGGACAGCTGAATGAGGCCGTTCTCAGCTTCCTTGGCACTGGCACCAGACAGCAAGATGGCTTCGTTCACGCCTTTGGTGAATACCATCAACTCTTCTTGGGATGTACCAAGTTCTTTCGTGCTGATGGCAAGTCGCGCAAACAGCTCAGTTGTTCCGCGAACACTAGAACGAGTTTGGTTAGAGATATCTAAGAGTTGCTTGAACGTAGATGCAGCTTGGTCTCCCATGATGCCAGCAGCGGCAAGACGGTTATTCAAGTTCTGGTAAGCATCAACTAGACCAAGCGTCTCCTTGATAAGATACGCGGCACCAATCTGCCGAATAAGTCTCTGAAAAGCGGTCAGAGATTTTGCACTTCGGTCTACAGAATTGCTCATACGCTGTGAGGCGTTAGCAAGATTGTCAAGATTGCGCGTAACGACTACCGTCCCGCTCTCTCTAACTCTAATATCTAAAACTTCAGTGCTCATTTCTTCAGCAACTTAGTTCCTGAGACTTTACGACGCCCTGACGCCATTGCCTTTTCAACAAATCCGGCAGGGGCTTGCTTGCTAGAGCCATTATTTAGGTCTTCAATATAAGGAAGGTTATTCTTAATGAATATACCTCTATGCTCTGTGAATCGATAGTTATCGATTTTCGCATTTCCTTTTGCAATCGCCCCATCGCCAGTTTTGTCGATAGGTAAAACGGTATGAGTTGGGGAACGATCTAGACGAACAAGCCAATTGGAACGAGCTGCTCCAGTCTTTACCGGGGTGTATCTGACCACACGTTCAAGGACTGCCTTAGCGGCTTTACGAACGGTATTCACGGAATTAGCCCCAACAGTCTTCGAATAACCTTTAAGGTTCAACGTAAACTTCTTGGGGCTTGCCATTTACCGCTTCCTTCCGATAGGTTTCTTTGTATGTACTGCCATATCCTTTTCACGCTTCTTAGTGTGAAAATCTAGAAATGTTTTATCCATCCTGGCAATGTGGTAAAGCAAGTCCTCTCTTTGCTCATCACTCAGTCCTAGTCGCGTGGCATATTCATCTGTTGATAGCCAACTTATCGGTCCTTCCATCACTGCCCGACAGCTTGTAAGATCAAGAAATGCCGAGTAGTAAAACTCTAACCCCATGTGGAGTTCGGGGGCATTTTGAATGCGGTCAGGGAGTGGCAACCGTTCCCTGACACAACTTTCAATAATCGCTTGCTCCGTCTTACCCTGCTCCAGGAAGTATAGAAGGACCGCCTCTAGTTTTTTGAGTCTTCCTCCAGAATTTCCTGCCGAAAGATAACAAACTTTTGCGCCTGTTCCTGGATGTCCGCAAACAGGTCCGGCATGTCGTTAAACAGCTTAATGCAGTTGGCGCGATTGAAGGGGAGGGAATTGCCGTCAGCATCCTCAACTCCAGACCAGCCAAGAACTACTGTTTCAGCAAACACTTCTCGAATAACCCGCTCAAGCGTACCGCGCTCAACGGTTTCAGTCTGGATCTGACGGCGCAGAGGCTTAGTCTTTGCCTCCATACGTTCCAGGTACCGCTTGTTCGAGCCTCCAGCTCTGGCAACTCGAAACTCAATCTGCTGGCCTTTGGAATTCTCACCGTAGTTGAGGACTACACCTTCCTGCTCAAGCTTCTGGTTAGTCTGGAACTGCTTATATAGACTCATGAATGCAAATCCTTAGTTAGAAATAGAACGGGAGGGCAAGTGTACCACTCCCGTCCCGATTTGCAAACTATCCAGCAATGTTCGGAAGATAGGGGAACCACTGGAACAGCAACGTGTAACCGAAGGCTGATTCTGCGGCATTAGTCTCCAAGGGTAGCGTGATAGACTGGTCCTGCTCAACGTTCAGCCGGCCATCGCCAAGTGCAATTAGCGGCACATCCCACAGGATGCCCTGATTCGCCTTAGCAAGAATGATGTCAAGCGTAATGTTCGCGTTATTTCGAACGGCTTGCACTGCCTGAACATTGGCGAAGTATGCGGTCAACGCTCCGCCCACCTCAAACGTACCAGCGGAAGTATCAAACGCCCCAAGAACTCCAACCGCCTTATCAGGGCTGACGTTGTTATTGATGGTGAGGCTGGCCTCCGTTGCATAAGCGAACAACGGAAGGATGTCAGCATCGTCATCAACCATTGCCAGCTTAATGCGAGCAAAGTCACTGGACGTATTGTAAGCTTCTTCCGGTGCCAGGGCAGGGCGAGTGCCATCCTTAACTCCCGTATCACCGTCTCGCTGTTCGTTGTCAACTGCGATAAAGGTGAAGTCCGCTGCCAACTTATCAGCCTGACCAATGTTCAACGTCAATTCGTTTGGCACAGCACCAACGAGGTACTCCGACATAGTCCCGTCTTCGTCCCGGCCGAGCGTGCGCTCAAGCTGGTAAGTACGACGTTTTACATTATCAGGGTCAGGTTCGTTACGGATAATGTTACCGTAGAAAATCTGGATAGTCTTGGTTCCAGGTACCACCTCAGCAGTCGTGCTAAAAGTAGTTTTATCAAATTCGATAAAACCACTGCCCAGCCGTTTCACACGTGCGAACCCGATAGCAGTAGTAAAGCTTGTGGCCACAGTATCTCCACCAATGAAAATCCATTCACCAGGTAGAAGTGGAAGGGCCTCAGCTCCGGATGCAAGAAGCTGCAACAGACCTCCGTTCAGGACAAACGTTACCTCACCGGAACCAAACTGATATCCAATATGGGTCAGTTTTGCCGCTGCCGGAGGAGTAGCCTCATCTACCGTCGCTTCAGTAACTACGATAGAGGCAGATGCACTACTCACAACAGTCTTAATTCCATTGTTCGCAGCATTCGCAAACCCTTCTGCAAGCAAAAGGTCACCTGCGATAAGCCCATCCAGCCCTGATACAGCGCCGTAAGAACTGGTCGAGTTTACTACAGAGGTAATGGCAATTGCAGCGGCGTTCAAGGATTGTGTGGTAAACTTCTCACGTGCATCCGCAAAGAAGAATCCCTGAAGCAGACGGGTGGAGTTACCGAACGTAAAGTCCTGATTAAATCCGCCGCTTGCTTCAAGATCCGTTGTCACACCCTTCTTACGCTGGCGCGTAGGATTGATTGGATTGCGTGCAATTGTGGTAATCGCGCCACCGAAGTCCGAATAGCTGTTCGGTTCCAGGGGGTACCAGATAGGAGGAGTACCAACTTGATCAACTCCGCCGGTAAGAGTGGCGGTATTGAATGAGGCTCCTGTAATAACATCAGTTGTAGCAATGGCGTTACCTGCTACCCCTGTAGCGCGAGCAGTAAGGGTAACCACACTACCCGCTACCGTAGCCACGACGTCCGCGTGCGCAAGCGTACCGGCCCCCACAATAGCCCCACTAGCACCCGTATTAATGGCGGTAGCCACGTTCTGCGCGGTTTCGTCCGGGGTGGTACCGATAATGATTTCATCCTGGTCGGAATCGAAAGCATTACGAAGTTCGTAGGTTCGGGATCCGATAGTAAAGGTATTACCCTGAGTTCCCACCTCACCGAATGTCAACCGGCCTGATGCAGCAACGGGAGCCGTATAGGCAGGGAGTACACGAATGCTATCCTCTTCAGTGAACCGTAACCCGGTAATATTACTATCAACTTTATCTGCGCACATGGAAGCACCTCATTGAATGTCTGAATATTCAAATTCAGTTAAAACATCGACTCTTTCAAAGGCACCGTCTTCACCGCGCTCCATGACGCGCATGTTACGAAACCATATCGATCCACGGTACTTTCTAAGCGCGTTCAAGAAATGTTGAGCTGCTTGATAGCCTGCCGTGTATCCATCTCCCTTTGGGGCAAAAAGCTGTAACCACAGTGTTCCCGTAGCGTCATATCTGACAGTCCCAAGCCCACCAGTCAACGACCCTTGCCCGCCTTCTGCGTGGCGCAATGTTAACCTACCCCATACTAGATTGCTACTCGGGACTGTTACAGGAACGTCTGTAAAGGTCAATTGAATATTCTGAGCTGTTGCAACTGTTTGAATAATATCAAACATTATGTCTCTAGCTTCATCGGTAGTCATCGTTTCACACCGAATACATATAGAATCGAAGAATCCCCTGGCCGAAGAACCCGCTGCCATTCTACAATATATCTAACAGAACCATCCTCAATTGCATTGAAGTTTGTTAGGTCCACAGGGCCAGGGGCAATCAAGACAATTTGCTCAACTCTTCTCAACATCTCTTCATCTACGCCATAATAACCAAGGTCCCTTCTACCTTCATGGATAAGAAAGACCATCTTGGATCTGACGGATTGAGCAATGGTCGCAGGGGATGTGCCCTTCCAGGGTTTGGAAGGGTCTGTCACTGTTGTGGCCAATCTTTGAACGTTTGCAAACCTCCCTTTCTTATTGATCATCCTATGTGCTAGGGCAATCGCGGAGGCCCATTCTTCAGAATAAACATATCCAGTTTCAAAGGTTATAGAGGGGGTATCGCTTCCTTCCACCAGCCCTACTAACAATGAACGTATGTTCTCAATTGAAGATGAGAATGTATCAAGTGGTTCTATTGCATCCATGCGCAAGCCTGCTGATTCAATTAATATCGAAATAGTATCCGCTTGCTCAATCAACTCTATAGAAAGAGTTGCAGGCCCATCAAGGAAAATTGATGCGATATCGTTAGGCTCTGTGGCGGTCAATACGTAGGTTATGACCACATTCACATTGGATGCAAGCGTGTCACTCTGTTCAGTTACAGATAACTCTACCGCATTTATTAAATCTACGGATACATCTATCGTATCGGTTGGTTCAACTGCGCTAAAGTTTAGAAAGGCTGTAGAACCTATCGTACCGCTGAATACGTCCCTGGATTCAATTACCCCCATAGCGGCAATAGCTAGATGCTCTACCGCCGCCACCAATTGGTCCGTCGACTCTACGGAACTCAACATCCCTGTTGCTATATTGTCAACACTCAAGGCTACTACATCTACGGTTTCCGTAACATCAATGAGGATGTTAAGCTGTCGACCGATGGATGCTGAGAAGCTATCTCTCGCCTCTGTAATATTTAAATTAACTGAGATTAGAGCATCAGATGTAATGCTAGCCGTATCAACCGCTTCAACTGCATTTACAACAAGCGACGTTATGAGGTAACTGCTCGCCGCAATAGAATCACTCGGTTCAGTTACGGCGAACGTGGAGATAACTAAAACATCTACGGATGCGTTTAATACATCTCTGGGTTCAGTAGCTCCCATCGAGGCTACACGTAGAAGCTCTACTGTGAATGCGGCAGCATCCCTTCCTTCTGTTGCGCTTAGAGTACCTGTAACTAAGGTACCAATTGAAACGTTGGCAGTATCGGGGGATTCGGTTACGTCTAGACTTGCTTCGGTAATGTCCGTAACCGTCTGCGTCCCGACCACACCCCACGTGGAATCTGACGCATCCCAGGCGCGCACGTCGAACGCGGTGACTGTTTCGTCGACTTCAAAGGTTGCATCGGCGTTGACCGTGATGTCGCCTATGGCTATGGAGCCACCGACGACGTTACTGATTTCAAGCTGGTCACCAGACGCCAAATCAGCCGTCGCGGTGATGCGATTCGCAGCCGTAGTGTTCGGCGTCGTCAGATCGACATACGCACGGCCCGAAGGCGGCACAATCGTTATCGCAATCGTGTCTTCTTGCTCGTCGCCATTGATGACCGCAAGCGTGGCGGAGCCGTACCGCAGGTCGGTCGCGCCCGAGTCGAACACGGTGTCGCAGTTGATCGTCGTCGCGTTCTGCGAATTGATCGTCTGCCCGACGACTGTCGTACCCTGGCGGATCTCGACAGTGGCAGAGCTGAAGCCGGTGCCCGTGATCGTCCATCCGGTCTGCGTCGAAGTGATCGACTCATCGGTGTCAACGTCGGTGATGCCTGGAGCTGTCGGGGCGTCACCCGATACATACGAGAAATTGTCGTAGATGTTATACGTGTCTACGGACTTGCCGAAGCCTACGGTTCCCGCCGTCTGTAGGCGGCTCCCCGAGGAATCCGTAGTGTTTAGCGTACCGATCTGGACCCAGGCGGAAGTACCGCTATTCCACCGCTCCATAGTCGCCGTTAGCGACACGGTGGCTTCGCCTTCTACAGATATCGACATCCGATATCGATCTGACGCCGTTAGCTCCTCCGATAGAGTCCCCGAAGCCAATACGCTGTAAAGCGACGATCCGAGCGTCCGTCCGATCCGGAAGGCCGTCGTATCCTCCATGAACGCCAGATACGCGTCGAGTTCCCCGGAGTCTTCGACGGTGTCTGGTTGAACCCGCACAAGCACCTGCGGATACCCGACTGCAAGACCTGTTAACCGGAACTCGACGGAGGCACTTCCGTCGAGAAACGCTTCGGGTAAGGGTCTGTATACGATGTTATCCCAATAGTTCAATTCCGTAGACGCCGAAACAACCTCGCCGTCAACGAGTGAAAACGCCTCGGGGTTCTTCTCTACCCACCCGTTTCCTATGCTCGCGCTGTTTGTACGTTCGAAATCGTCGCTGAAAATCCCTGGCGGGGGTTCCGGCAGCTCTTCCACAATCACTTCATACACGGCTTCAGCGACGTCGCTGTACCCTGCGCCCGAGAGGTGCGTACCGTCGCCGTCCATGAAGCCCGCCGATGTCGCCTGGGCGTTCGTCCCCCATCGATCAGGCAGGCTCAATACAGGGACGTCACGCACCGTCGCGACAGTGTCTACGGTCTCG